ACACGGTGAAGAATACATGAAACGTGCTGCGGAAGCAGGACGTAAAGGTGCAAGTCAAGAAGAATTAGGTAGATTAAAAGATCGATACAGTAAAGCAGAAAAAAATAAACCACAAAAAGAAGATCACGGACCAGAGAATCCCGACGCACCTGTGAACTACGGTGAGTATGATCGTGAAGGCGACATGGCCAAAGATCAATTACGCACCATTAACAGTGCCGCGGAAGAATTATATGCCATACTAGATGCCAACGAAAATCTTCCAGAGTGGGTACAGAAGAAAATCACTCTTGCAGTAGACTACATCGATACAGCACGTGATTATATGAAGTCCAACAAGTATGAAGAAGGAGTAGCGGAAGGTGATGTAGATGAAGCCAAATACCAAGGACGTGAAGTCCCGCTGGGCAAGAAAATGGCAGGCGACGTAAAGAAATCCAAAGTGTATGTACGCAAACCCAACGGCAACATCGTCAAAGTCAACTTTGGCGATAAAAAAATGCGCATCAAAAAATCTAATCCAGCACGTAGAAAATCATTCCGTGCTCGTCATAACTGCAAAAATCCAGGTCCACGTTGGAAAGCACGTTATTGGTCTTGTAGGAGCTGGTAATGCTGTTAAGAGAAATGTGGAGTGCTATCGGTGCACCTAAAGATGACAAACAGGATATAGATTGGCTAGACGATCTCAAGTTCTTCATGGACAACGACGATGCTATGTTGAACCAATATTTCTTTCCCGCTGTCAAAAGACACAAAGAACATCAAGGTAATCCACGAGTATTCAAAGTTTATATACGACCTATCGAAACCTGTTTGGATCATTACTGCGAAAAATACGACATCGATGATAGAGAAAAAAAGTTTCCCAAAGAAAAACTCATAGACCTAGCAAAACGCATTGCTGATGAGCAGGAAAAATATCTCGAAAAAGGCGACTACGACTAATGCTGCTGTTAGAATTATTTGAAGCTGGTGCAAAACATGTGACATTCTGTTTCGGCAGGATGAATCCTCCTACCGTTGGACACAAACAGGTGCTGGATACCATGAAGCAGCAAGGTGGTGACATGCGGATTTTCGTAAGCCAAACACAGGATAAAAAGAAAAATCCTCTAGACTATGCCACTAAAATCAAATTTATCAAAGAAATGTTTCCTGAATACGCCGGTGATGTGGTTGATAATGCTGGCATTAACACCATAGGCAAGGTGGCTTCATACCTACATGAGCAGGGATATAACAGTGCTACCTTTGTGGCAGGCAGTGATAGATTAGAAGATATGAAAAGTCTTCTCACACAGTATAATGGTGTGGAAGGTAAGGCACACGGTTACTACAAGTTCGAAGTCCTAGACTTTGTAAGCAGTGGCGAACGTGAAGACGGAGCTGAGGGAGTAGCAGGAGTCAGTGCCAGTGGTGCTCGGGCTGCTGCCGCTAACAATGACTTTGAGGCATTTCAAGAAGCCACAGGTGCAGGAGAACTTGCCAAACCTTTGTTTGCAGCGGTACGTAAAGGTATGGGAATCAACGAAGATATAGAAGAAGGTTGGAAAAGTAAAATGGCCGGGGCTGCATTAGCCGCGGGTAACCTATTAGCCACACCTGCTCAGGCAGCGGAAGAACCTGCGAAACCAATTACCATTGCATATGTGATGATTGACGGTGAGGTTAGAAAATACAATCTCGGTGATAAATTTTCTAATGCTCGAGAGGCAGAGCAGTTCATTACTAATATACTAAACAAACAAGGACTTCAGGGATATTCATTAGATATTCGACATGGCTATCCAAAAAAGAAAGAAGAAACTGTGGATGTTAATGAGTTAGCCACTGATGATGAATCTTACTACAAATATATTGTAGCTAAGGTAAAAACAAATCGGCCTTTAAGCACCAAGGAAAAAGAATTCTTGAAAACATATCAACTTTATAAAAAACCAATCAAAGAGGCTCCTATCGAATTAGATCCGGCTGATCCAATGGATCCAATGATATACGGTCATGACAAAGCCAATCCTGCTAAATTAAAGTATCGTATGCTGCGAGCAGCCGGACAGTTAAAAGATCTTGCTGCTCGTGCTGATGGCGCCAGCCCTAATGAATGGCAAATAATGGCTCGCCAGTTTGAAGAACTAAGAATGAACATGGAACAGATACGCCATGCTTTAGATGAACTCAGTAGAATCAAACGCAAAGGCGGAATCCGTTCAAGAGGTATCACTGTATGAAAGCAAAAGAATTTATACCAGCAAGTAAACCTAGAAACTTTGTCGCTAAAAATCAAAAGACTGCAGGTGCTGGCCAACACAAAGATAAGAAGCGAGCTGAAAAACAAGGCGATGTTAAACATAAGAAGCCCTATGATCAAGGTGTGGCGGAATCACAATGTCTGAATTAGATCAAATTAAACAGCTGGCCGGTATCAAAGAATTTCGAGGATATCAGCCCTACGGTGGCAGCAATATCTCAATCACTGGCAATGAAAAAGGTGAGCTTATGAAAAAACATAACATAAAGCCAGGTACCCCAGAATGGTTCCAATTGTGGTTCAGCTTGCCTTATCTCACCGGAGAACGTCCTGTATGAACCTCTATCCAGTATACCCAGAAGATGACGGTACAGATCATCCACGCAATCCATATTCACCTGTATGAAAGCTCATGAATTTGTTGTTGAAAGAAAACGTCGACGCAGACCACGTTGGGCTGCCTACGGTCCAGGACCTTATGGCGGCTATGGCTATTATGCAGGTTATAGTGGAGATGGTGGTTCATCAGGCGGTGATGGTGGTGGCGGAGAAAGCATCAAGCACGAAGCATCTTATCCCGGTAACATAGGCATGATGGAGTTGGCTAAATTTTTCCAGATAGCTGATCCTAAAGCCGAAGAACAATTCAAAGAACTGTTAGAACGTGGCAAAAAGGGTCTCGCATGGAAACTGGTGCAGGATATCGTAGGGGTAAAACTGCAAGGTGATGAATTCAAAACCGATGAAAACTTTGCTGATGGTAAAAAGCCCGGGCGCAAAGGACTGGCTAAACGCAGTGGTGTTAACACCAAAGCCAGTGTGAGTAGCCTAAGAAAAACTGCTAAAAACAGCTCAGGTGAAAAAGCTCGCATGGCGCACTGGTTAGCTAACATGAAAGCAGGCCGTGCTAAAAAAAATAAATAATACTATGCGAATACAAGAAATCTTAGAATCCGCCACTGCTGGATCTACCTCATCAGGTAGTATTGCTACCGTGGTAAATCCGCATATCAGCCCAGGCAAAGCCAGAGGTAAAAAGAGTTATACTGGCAGTCCTGCCACGGGTTCTGGAACTAAATCACCTCCACAGCCCAAGGTAATGCAGCCTAAAAACAAGGACGGCACTGCCAAAAATGCCCTAGATCAAAGTACCAGTTTGTTTGGGGCTGGCTCTGCAGTAAAAAGATAAATACAATACCAACCGTTAGGAACAAGGAATCGAACATGGACTTTAAATCACTTATCACAAAAATCAGCTCAATGGATGATCAGATCTCTACCGTAGCTGCTCCTGTACTAGACAAAGCTGTGCAGCTCAACGAAGATGCTGCTCTGCGTGTGCTAGCAGGACAAAGCACATATGTAGCTGAAGCTAAGAAAAAGAAAGAAGAAGATGTCAAAGAAGAAATGAAAGTAGGTGATAAAAAGCCTAGTTCTACCGGTGGCACTATAGAAAAGACTGCTACAGGCGTCAAACACCATGCTGGCAAAAACTACGGTGGCAGCAAGGCAGAACCTGAAGATGATGACGAAGATGACAAGCCAAAGAAAAAAGCCAAAAAAGAAAGCGTAGAACCTGAATTCAAAAGCAAGTTCATGAAGATGGTAGAAGCCAAGAAAGACGAAAAGGCCAAAGCCAAGAAGGACAAGAAACAAGAAGTAAAAGAAGGATCTAAGCCAGATTTCCTAGACATCGACAAAGACGGCGACAAGAAAGAGCCAATGAAAAAAGCTGCGGCTGACAAAGGCGATGACAAGCCAGCTGGCAAGAAGGGCATGAGCGACAAGCAGGCCAAATACTTTGGAAAAAAGGATGAATCGAAGATAGTGCCAACAGGCAAGAAACAGCCTGTGAAAGAATCAATAGAACAAAAATTAAGTTTCAAGCAGATGGTTCAACTAGTTCAAGAAAGCGGTGGACAACAACAGATCGATCCTCTAGACAAATCACTATTTAACTGGGCTACTCGTGTGGCTACCAGCAAACTAGGTGAAGGTATGAAAGCAGAATTATATGCCGGATTGATCTATGAGCGCAACGGAGGTACATTTGAAATGTATGACGTACTCAGCGAAGCTCAAAAATAAATCAACCTTTTGGTTAACCTAAGCCAGTCTACCATTGACTGGCTTTTTTTATGACTATATAATAATAATATAGGAGAATTATATGGCAAAGCTGTATGGTCCAGAAGAACGAGCAAAACTTGAGCGTCTCATCAACGAAGGTGGAAATGTACTTCGTGAAATAGAAGATCTGCAAGAAGGTCTTAAAGAAACTGTCAAAGCTGTCGCAGAAGAACTACAGGTCAAACCCAGCATCATCAATAAAGCGATCAAGATCGCACACAAAGATAATTGGAAATCTCACGAAGAAGAATGGGATGAAATTGAAATGATTCTTGGTGTTACAAAGAGGTTACCGGAATAATGAGCTACTGGGGATATCATCTTCTATTAGATTGCAGTGGTTGTGACATTGACTCTGTTGCGAACCGTGATAATATCTACAAATTTGTCAAAGACCTAGTAGATAGAATTGGCATGGAAGCACACGGAGAACCAATCATCGAATATCTTTTACCGGGCGATCCTAAACAAGGATATAGTCTAATGCAATTGATCACAACGTCTAATATCTCTGCGCATTTTATGGAATTAGATGGCACAGCCTACTTTGACATCTTCAGTTGTAAAGAATTTGACATGGAAGTAGCCAAGTCAGTGGTACAACAATACTTCAAGCCTAGTAAGATACGTGTGAATTTTCTAACAAGACATGCAGATTGACTTTATAAAAACTCCATATACAACAGGTCCTAATATGATTCGCAACACAGGACCTGTTTTTATTTCTCCTCCAGATCAAACAATAATCCAAAAGAAAAAAACAGAATTAAAAAGATATGGCCTAGACCTTTATGGACAGATGCAAGGATTTGAATCTGTGATTAGCAAGGCCGCAGAATATTGTAATGTGTTTACGGAAAAGATAGAAGACCTAGCATTACGTTTAGAAGAAGATGTAGCAGTAATGTATCAAGGTAAATTAGCTGGTATATGTTTTTGTTTCCCCAGCGGATTTATACCTTCTCAGCGTGTAGGCATGTTATTAGAAGATATACATAAACCTGTGGCAGATAACGAATTATTAGTCAAAGCCAGTCCAGGTATATCGCGTGTAATGTGTGAACAACCAAGTTTCCGTAGGCATGTTTGGACTGTGACTAATAATCCCAATCTAAGCAACCACCCAGATACAAAAATCTATGATATTCCAACCAGCATAGATGATTTATTCTTTAGATTGGAGACGCAGACTACAGCCCGGGTGGATAATCAAATAAGTCTTTTTTTTGTTAAAGTTGATGTAGTACCTTTAAAGACTGTGTATAACAAAAAAATTCTTGACAGCATAAATTCTATGAGTAATAACATATTGGAATATAAGCACTTGACAACTATAAAAAAACTGCTAAACTCTATAGATGTTAAGAGTTTTTCAGAATACAATAGAGTGGATTAAGAATGACCATAAAAGCAATCGAGTACGTTTTTATCTTGAGGTCTTTGCTTGGGTTCTTTCTATTGGTTGCGCTGTCACTATGGCATTCACCGTTCCAACCCCACCTTTCTTGGTTCTTTACCCCCTATGGATATTGGGTTGTGTTATATACGCTTGGTGCTGCTATAATCGTGGTTCCTTTGGTCTGTTGGCTAATTACCTACTTATGGTCACGATCGACAGCATCGCATTAGCAAGATTGATAAGTAATTAAGTTAGAAGGCAGGCGAGGCCATAATCCGCGATAGAGGTATTTGTGAGCCGGAAATCACATATGGAGAAATATGAGTTACGTAGACGCTTTCTATGATCGCGACAATGACATCATCCGTGTGGTCGAACGAGATGACAAAGGTCAGAGACATTTCAAAGAATATCCCGCAAGGCATGTTTTTTATTACATCGATCCCCGCGGCAAGTTCCAATCAATCAAAGGCGAACCATTAAGCCGTGTTAGTTCAAAGAATGTCAAAGAACATCGCAAAGAACTAGCCATACACAGCAATAAAAAACTCTACGAAAGCGATATCAATCCCATATATCGTTGCCTCGAAGATCATTATCTCAACACCGACGCTCCCAAACTTAACGTAGCATTCTTCGACATCGAAGTAGACTTTGATCCAGAACGTGGATACGCATCACCGGAAGATGCGTTCATGCCTATCACTGCTATCGCTGTGTATCTACAATGGATGGAGACCATGATATGTTTGGCCATACCTCCTAAAACACTCAGCATAGCCGATGCCAAACGTCAGGTTGAAGACATGCCCAACACCATGCTGTTCGAAACTGAATCAGAAATGCTAGACACGTTCCTGGACATCATCCAGGATGTTGATGTGCTCAGCGGATGGAACTCAGAAGGCTTTGATATACCCTACACAGTGAATCGTGTGACAAAAGTCTTAAGCAAAGAGGATACACGCCGTTTCTGTCTATGGAATCAGTTTCCTAAAAAGCGAGAATACGAAAAGCATGGCAAAACTGCCGTGACCTATGACTTCATCGGTCGTGTACATCTCGACAGTCTTGAACTGTATCGCAAATATACCTATGAAGAACGACATACCTATCGCCTGGATGCCATTGGTGAAATGGAAATAGGGGAAAACAAGACTATCTATGAAGGCACCTTAGACCAATTGTACAACAATGACTTCCGTAGATTCATAGAATACAACAGGCAAGACACTGCTCTACTGGACAAGTTAGACAAGAAATTAAAATTCTTGGCTCTGGCTAACACACTGGCGCACGAATGCACAGTGCTGTTGGCTACCACTATGGGTGCCGTGGCGGTTACAGAACAGGCCATCATCAACGAAGCACACAAGCGTGGCATGATCGTTCCTAATCGTGTGAATCGTGATGGCATAGACACACAGGCTGCAGGTGCTTATGTAGCCTATCCCAAGAAGGGCATACACGAATGGATTGGCTCACTAGATATTAATTCACTGTATCCTAGTGCGATTCGTGCGCTGAACATGGGACCGGAAACCATCGTGGGACAACTGCGCCAAGATGGCACCAAGGAATATATCGACGGACAAATGGCTAAAAATAAATCCTTTGCCTCGGCCTGGGAAGGAATGTTTGGCAGTATCGAATACACTGACGTACTCGAAAGAAAGGTAGGGCGTGAAATCACCATTGACTGGGAAGATGGTGGATCTGATACTTTAAGCGCAGCACAGATCTACGATTTAATTTTTGAATCAAATCAACCTTGGATGCTAAGTGCCAATGGTACTATCTTTACCTATGAGAAAGAAGGTATCATTCCAGGACTGCTGAAACGTTGGTATGCAGAACGCAAAGAGATGCAGGCCAAACTCAAAGAATGTATTGCCGCTGGCAACAAGATCGAAGAAGAATACTGGGACAAGCGACAGCTGGTTAAGAAGATTAACTTGAACAGCCTGTATGGTGCTATCTTAAATCCAGGCTGCAGATTCTTTGATAACAGAATCGGTCAATCAACCACACTCACTGGCAGAGCTATTGCTCGCCATATGGCCGCAAAAGTCAATGAAATCATTACCGGAGAAGCAGATCATGTTGGTCGTGCTATTATCTACGGTGACACAGACTCTTGTTATTTCTCTGCGTATTCTACGCTGAAGAAAGACATTGAGAAAGGACTGATTCCCTGGACCAGGGAATCGGTAATTGAACTCTACGATACCATAGGAGAAACAGTCAATGGAACATTTGTCAAATTCATGCAGGACGCCTTCCACTGTCCAAAAACACGGGGAGACGTCATCAAGGCAGGTCGCGAGATTGTTGCAAGCAAAGGACTGTTCATCACCAAAAAACGATATGCAGTTCTCTACTACGACAAAGAAGGCAAACGTGCAGACGTTGATGGGCCAGGCAAAATCAAAGCCATGGGGTTGGACCTCAAACGGTCAGATACCCCGGTTGTTATCCAAGACTTCTTGAGTGCAGTGCTTACCCGAGTACTAAACGGCGAGACCAAAGAATCAGTGTTGGAATACATCACTAACTTTCGCACAGAATTCAAGACACGGCCTGGTTGGGAAAAAGGATCACCTAAACGTGCCAACAACATCACCGACTATCGTGACAAAGAAAAGAAAGCAGGTAAGACTAACATGCCCGGACATGTTCGAGCCAGTCTAAACTGGAACACTTTAAAGCGCATGATGGATGACAAGTATTCTATGAACATCGTAGATGGTGCTAAAGTCATTGTCTGCAAGGTCAAAGACAATCCTATGGGCTATACCTCAGTGGCATATCCTGTGGATGAACTGAGACTGCCGCAATGGTTCAAAGATCTGCCTTTCGACGATGCTGAGATGGAAACCACTGTCATTGACGAAAAGCTAGAAAACCTTATTGGTGTCTTGGAATGGGACATCAGTTCAACAAGGTCGGATAACACATTCAGCAAACTGTTTGATTTTGAGTGATTTCTAGGTTGATTTTTTCTCAAGATCTAAATATAATCTTAATATACATGGAGAATCTCTAAATGAAAGATATACTACAAGACATCGTAAGCCACACACAGAACCTAGGCTTCTTGACCACGGTCAAGGTCACAGGCACAGAAGAAAAAACCACAATCAACTCAATGGCTGATGACCGTTCAGTGATTATGGAAGCAGAAACTGTTAACCCTTATCCAGACATGTTGGGTGTGTTTGGTATGCCGCAGCTCAACAAACTAAAGTATCTGTTAGACGGAGCAGAATACAAGGATGATGCAAAGATTTCAATCACTACTGCAGAACGCAACGGTGACGTTATTCCTGTAGGCATCCACTTTGAAAACAAAGACAGCGATTTTAAAAACGATTATCGTTTTATGAATGCAGAAATCATCAACGAAAAGATGAAGACGGTGAAGTTCCGTGGTGTCAAGTGGGATGTGGAACTGGAACCTAGCGTGGCCGCGGTACAGCGTTTCAACTTCCAAGCAGGTGCCAACAATGAGCATCCAACATTCTTAGCCAAGACAGACAATTCCAACTTAAAGTTTATATTTGGAGATGCTTCAACGCATGGTGGAGAGTTTGTATTTGCACAAAACGTAGTAGGTAAACTAGATCGAGGTTGGACATGGCCTGTGCTACCAATTTTAAGCATTCTTAAGATTGCAGATGTAAACACCACCAAGATGTCATTGAGCAATGAAGGTGCTATCCAGATCACTCTAGACAGTGGGCTTGCAACTTACAAATATATTATTCCAGCTCAAGCGGCCTAAATATGACAAAGAAACAACCAGTTGATTTAACACCATTACAAAAAGACTATGCTGTTTATCTACCAGCAATAAGTTCTTTCTATTCTACATATGTAGACAAACAAAGACAGGAAGAATTTGTTCCCGCAGAGCGAATTCCTAAAGATTTTGATCGTGGCATAGAAGGCATGAATTTTCTTAACCCGGAACAAGGATATTTTTATTACAAATATGCTTTGTATTCTGCAGGACATGCACAGCTCGATATTGAAAAAAGTCTCAAGCAAGAACTAATGATCCAGGATCGAGATCGTAGTAAAACTATGATACTAGGAGATTCTGGTGGATATCAGATTGGTAAAGGTGTTATTAAATTTGATTGGCAGAATTTTGAAGGCCCCTCTGCCAATAAAGTTCGTGAAAAGATTCTCACCTGGTTAGATGTCACTGCGGATTGGTCTATGATGCTAGACGTTCCAACATGGGCTTGTGATCATATCCACAGCCCAAAAACAGGACTCAAAACATTTGAAGATTGTCTAGAGAAAACCAAATTCAATAACAAATATTTTATTGAAAATAGAATCGGTTCTGCGAATGGTGGTACTAAACTATTAAATGTTTTGCAAGGTTCAAATTGGGAAAATGCAGAAGCATGGTATCAAGGAGTCAAAGAATTTTCAGACCCCGCTGTGTATGGAGATAAGGTTGCGGAAGGTTGGGCAATGGGTGGTGCCAACATGTGCAAAATGCCTGTGACACTTCGAAGACTTATCACTATGAAGTTTGATGGTATGCTAGAAGGCAAGGATTGGATGCACTTCTTAGGTACCGCACAGTTAGATTGGAGTTGTTATCTAACTTCGTTACAAAGACAGATTAGGAAACACATTAATGAAAACTTCACTATCAGCTTCGACTGCGCATCACCTTTCATCGCAACAGCTCACGGATTGGTATACACTAACGCCCAACATACCCCTAAACGATGGAGTGTTATCATGGATAAAGCCCCGGATAATAAGGGTCTTGCCGGACAGCACGATATACCTTTTCCTTTCGAATCCGAAGTTGGTCGCAGACTTACGATCGCTGATATCTGCCACTATGCACCAGGAATGTTGAACAAGATCGGCAAAGAAGGTAAAACTTCTTGGGATAGCTTTGCCTATGCCTTAATGATGGGACATAATGTCTACTGCCACATCACAGCAGTGCAAAGAGCTAATCAATTAATGGATATTGAGCTGTTAAACAAGCCGAGAATGAATTGGAGAACTTATAGAGCTAAAGTCAAAGATAATGATTATAGCGATGAGATTTCAGATTGGGTTCCAAGAAACATTCTGTACTTCGACAGCTTTGTTGAAGAATTATTTGCCTGCACAGACAAAGAAACTGCTTTTGAACTGATCGAAACTGCTACTACACTTGGATTTCTAAACGGTGTTGAAGGTGCTAGGCTTCGTGGTGGTGTTAAGAGTATTGCCAATACGCTATTCTATGAAGAAGGCAGCGAAGATAAATCTGCCTATGCAGACGAGAGAGAAGATGAAGAACTTGATAAATTAATTCCAGAATAAGGAGTTTCTATGTTTGAAAACCGTATCAAACATTTGGAAGAAGCACACCGTGCTTTGGATAAAGTAATTGAAAGAGAAGAGAAAACCGGTGTTTTTGAAGATAACGAAATCACCGAATTGAAAAAGAAACGGTTGCTCTTAAAAGATAAAATTGCTATACTAAAGCACAAACAACAACTACATAACGAATACAATGACCAGGACAAAAATTAGTAAAGGCAATACGTTTGCACTCAATCGAGGACAAATTGAAAAGCTAGCCAAAATGGCTGATCACTTCAAAGAAGTTGAGTGGTTCACTCTCGAAGAAAACAACAGCAGCGGAATCGGTCCTACCGTTGTTGTTAAGTTCAATCTGTTCAACGATAACGACAAGGACATCGATACTACTGTTGATATCACTGATGTAAGTACCTGGTAATGTACAGAGAATCCCAATACGAAGAATTTCAAAAACGTATGCACGAACAATTTCCTAAGATGTTCGAAGGCAAATACGGCGGCTTCGCTGTAGGTGCAGGTTGGTGGCCTATGCTAGAAACACTCTGTGCTACTGTACAAAGTCATATTGATCAAAGCAAAGGAAGATGTCCTCAAGTAACTGTAGATCAGATCAAAGAAAAGTTTGGCGCATTGAGATTTTATTACACCGGTGGTGACGAATTTGTCAGCGGTGTTGTCTATCTAGCAGAAAATCTCAGTAGTCATATGTGCGAGGAATGTGGAGCTCCCGGTAAGCGTGTCGGCGGAGGTTGGGTTAAAACTCTCTGTGATTTTCACATCGCAGAACATGAGGCTTTAAGAGCAGAGGAAATGCGTAAAAATGGATTTGAAGAATAAATGTTCGTTCTGTGGGGAAGAAATAAAATTCAATTGTGATTGGCGGCAGGGCCGATGTCCTCATCTTCCTCCTATGATCAATTTGCATTCTTTTAGATTTCTAAATTTGTTCAATACTATTAAAGACTGGTATACATCATGGCAACAAAAAAACAAAAACAAGAACTCTTAGAAGTTTATAAATCCACTCCAATAATGAGGTATAAATGAAAAGAGATTATATAACAGGTACAGCAGAATCTATTACATTCTTTACAGGTGTAGAGATTGAGCGTACACCTGCATTCGGAATGAAAACTCTGTTTGTAGTAGGTGTTCATGATCCCTATGTTATTTTAGATATGGTTAAAGAAAGTAGATCTTATCTAGACGAATCAAAACATATCAAACACATTTACTTTGGTGCCAATCAAAGTTTCAAAACCAAAGGTGTTAATGATGCAGAAGGTTGGCGTTCTTGGGAAAATATGATTTACGTCTGTTTAGACAGCGAGTACGATCTATGGTGTACCTTGGACTTCGATGTATCGGAAACGGAAGGATTACTTGAGAGCGGTCTTACCGAAAAGCGTCGATTTATTCCGCAGATCAGTGTAAAATTACCTTATGTTAATCAACTAGGTTATAACGCTACACTAAAGATTGACGACAAAGATTTTGCAGCAACTAATCCTGGGGTATGGTGCCATAACCTACAGGACCTTCTAGGAAGAGATCGCTTCACAGATTGGGATCAATATGGCAAGGACGAGATACTCAAATAATGGAGGCCCCCAAGCTATGAAACATTCCGATCTTAAAATTACAAATATCATTGTCAAAGATTCGCCTGCTTTTAAAGTTAGATTAGAGTCTTGGGAATCTATTTCTCCTAAAGGACTTCTTTCTGTAAATTTTGTTCAAGAATGTTTAGACGAAAAAGGCGAAATTACAAATACCAATACTTATAACTTCCATATGAATAGAGAAGAAATCAAAAAACTTTGTGAAGGACTGTTATCAGTATGATTATTCGACAAGACATTCGACCTAATAAAATGATTTGGGTGACTTTCCGCAAGGAAGGCATCCATTGTTATCCTGCAGCATTGGAAGATACTAAACTTAAAACTGGAGATCAATATGATGTTTCGTTTCTTGGTTATCCCCATCGTCACATTTTCCATTTCAGGGTGTGGATCTCTGTTATGCACAATGATCGAGACATCGAGTTCATCCAATTCAAAAGATGGCTCGAAAACCTGTACGGTGGTGGTACCATCTCGCTAGATTATAAAAGTTGTGAAATGATGTCGGATGAGTTATACGAGGTCATTAATCAAAGGTATCCAGATCGTGAGATCTGGATTGAGGTCTCCGAAGACGGAGAAAACGGGTCGTTCATCAAATATTAAAGGAACAAAGATGAAAAACTACAAGGACTACAGGTATTTCGAAAATCGTCCTGATGTCGTAAAGGTGTGGGAGGATCTCGAAGCCTACCACGATTGGTGCAGACTAGAGCTGTGTGATTTTAATCCAGCAGATCTTTATCGCAAAGATTCTGTGAACTACGGTGCTTTCTTAGCCAGCAAGCGTCCTAGAAAACCATATCAAGGCAATAAGCCTCGGTGGGATAACAACAGGCCTAGACACAACAATGAGCCGCGTTTTTCTCGTTGATCTAGAAGCGGTAGAGACAAGGTACACGGGTCAGTGGAAGACTCACGTACCCGGTCTCTTACGAAAGGCAGGACATGACGTTCATGTTATTTCCGGCCCCATGGATATACCTAGTGCTACTACTCCTGGTGCTTTTCTTAATTTCGGCGGCACTAACATATACAAAGCCAGTCAAGTAGAACAACTAGGTCGACTGTTTTGTAACGGATCCGTTCATGCTGGCGACCACTTTATTTTTACTGACGCTTGGCATCCGGGCATTATAAATCTAAAGTACATGAGTGAGTTGTTGGGTATTCCAGTAACCACACAAGGCCTATGGCATGCTGGCAGTTATGATCCTCAAGACTTTTTAGGTCGCCTTGTTGGTGACAAGCCCTGGGTTAGACATGCAGAGAAGAGTTTCTATCATGCGTTTGATCACAACTACTTTGCCACAACATTTCATATTGAGATGTTTGGTAAGAATCTACTAGGTAAAACAGGGTACGACCCTGCTGCTAACGTAACAGGCAAAGTAGTGCGCACAGGCTGGCCCATGGAGTATATGCCTGACACTCTAGCAATGTATAAGAACATGCCCAAGCGTGATCTTATTCTTTTTCCGCATCGTATCGCTCCTGAGAAGCAGGTTGAGATTTTCCGTGATCTAAAAGAACACCTACCCAAATATGAATTTGTTGTTTGTCAAGATCAACAACTCACAAAGAATGAGTATCATAATTTGTTAGGCGAAGCAAAGTTAGTGTTCAGTGCTAACCTGCAAGAGACATTGGGCATAAGTTGGTACGAGGGTGCATTAGTCGATGCTATTCCCATGGTGCCAGATAGACTAAGCTATAGTGAAATGGCGTTGGACGCTTTTAAATATCCTAGTGAATGGACTGAGTCTTTTGAATCGTATCAAGTTCACAGAAAAGACATCTGTTATAAAATCATACAATACATGGATAATTATGAAAAGTTTCTACCAAGCCTAAATAAACAGGTAGATATACTTACTAAGAATTATTTTAGTTGTGATAAACTACTAGAGATGTTAAAATAACAAATGCGATCCACCGCTAAAACTCGGAGAATATAATTGAAATTAAAAAAACAAGAAACAGGCCTGGACGCAATGGCAGGCGATGGCGGATATCAAGAAGCATACCTAGGCGATCATATTCGCTTTAAGATGAAGCGTGAAGGCAAGCGTTTCTGGGCAGGCGATAACATTAGCGACTATCTACACGAAGGCGATAAAGAACGACTAATCGACGAAGCAACAGAGGCATTTGAACAAGTGCTAGACACCCTGTTGATTGATAGAGAAAACGATCCTAACAGCAAAGGCACAGCCCGCAGGCTTGCTAAGATGTACTTTAATGAAATAATGGCAGGAAGATATGAACCAGCACCAGATTGTACAGCGTTTCCAAATAACACGCAGGACCGTTACGAAGGTATGCTGGTTGTTCGCAGTGAGCTTCGCAGTATGTGTAGCCATCACCATCAACCTGTGGTGGGCGTTGCTTATATTGGGATTATTGCGGCTGAGAAACTCATTGGTCTCTCAAAGTACACACGCATTGCACAGTGGTGTGCAAGACGTGGTACTCTCCAAGAGGAACTTGCTAACGACATTGCTCGCGAGATCGAAAAGGCCACAGGAGCCAAAGATTTAGGCGTGTATATTCAAGCCACCCACGGATGCTGTGAGAATCGCGGAATCATGGCACATTCTAGTCTAACACAAACCACAGTATTAAAAGGTGCGTTCAAGGACGACCAAAGCACAAAGAAAGAATTCTTTGACAACATTAAGATGCAACAAGAGTTTTCACCGAGGTAATTATGGGGGACGGTGGAAAAGGATCTAAAGCAAGACCATTCAGTGTTAGTAAGAACGAATTTGATAACAGGTGGGACTTAATTTTTAAAAAGGATAAAGACATGCAAATAAGAGTTAAAGAAAATGCAGAAAATATTGGTCGTTGCGGCTGTGGTCGTAGTCCAACTGGAAAATGCATTGGCTGGCATGGGCTGTCAGAAGATATCTATAAGCATCAATTGATGTTGTATATGGAAGAGCAAATGCGCAGTGATAACGAGACCGTGAACAATAATATCGTTCGGAGTCAGCAATGAATACCGCAAAAGACCTCACAGACAATCTAATCTTCCGTGCTAAAAATCTACAAGAATTCGTTGTCCAAAGAGAATGGGATCTAATTCCCGCAGGCGTTATAAAATATAATATACAGCACACGCAAGGAGAACTTGCACGTATCTTTGTTCATGCAATGACACAAGACGAAGCAGAACGATTAGTAGATGATTGGTTCGGAGAGGCGGTAGAATAATGGAATTCGTTCTCATATTGTTTATGAATGGCTGGCCTGTAGAGGTAGACCGTTTCAAAACAAATAAAGAATGTCAGGAAAAACTTCAACTATTTAATCGTGCTGCCGCTCAATCTGGCAGTACATTTAAAGTATGGTGTGAGCAAAGACAAAATGTTCCAAAAGTTTAAAGAAGAATTAATGGTACAACAACAGATTTCCAATCCATGGGAACACATGGTTGGTGTGATCATGCTGAATCAAACTGGTAGAAAAATGGTTAAGTCAGTACTACCTGAATTTTTATATTGGTTTCCTACTCCCGTGGTATTGATACAGGCAGATGAGGAATTCGTCAAAAGTATCATAGCACCATTAGGCATGGTTAATGTACGCTATAATAGATTAGTGCGTATGAGCACAGATTATTTGACTTGGAACGGCGAAGATGCTACAATGTTATATGGCATAGGAAAATATGGCAGCGATAGTTATGAGATTTTTTTCAAGAATAATTATTCTGTACAGCCCACTGACAAAGAACTAAAAAGATATTTGGAAGAAGAGGTATTCAATGTTGCTGAAACTGCTTGAACGATTTGGACGTCGACGTATCATCTATGATCGTGTGCATGACGAACCTTATCTCGAACGCTATTATCTCTTTTTGAAAGAGCGTGAACGTTTTCCTTTCAACATTTTCTTGCATAAATTCCTTAAAGGTGATCCAGACGATGTGCATGATCATCCGTGGCCTTATTTCACACTAATTCTCAGAGGCGGTTACTACGAATGGATTCCGCAGTTTAACGAAGACGGTATTAAAACATGTGAAGTTCGCAAGTGGCGTGGTCCCGGACACTTCCGTTTTTGTAAGGCCAATAGTTATCATAGGATTGAATTACATTCCGGCATTACTGCCTGGACGTTGTTTATGCCAGGACCTCAAAAGAAAGAATGGGGGTTCTGGGTCAATAATAAATGGATTCACAACGAACAATATCTAAAGGAAAGGTATGAAAAAGCTCGTAATCAGGCAACCTGAACTTACTGGTTTAGTCAGTAAAATCTGCAGAGACATTATCATAAGTGGTTGGCGACCAGACTATGTTGTAGGATTAACCAGAGGTGGCTTGATCCCTGCTGTCATGATAAGTCATTATTTTAATGTTCCTATGCATGCATTAGGAGTAAGTCTACGTGATGGTCAAGGAGGTGAAAGTAATCTTTGGATGGCCGGTGATGCACTTGGACTGAATTCTAGAGAAAGATTTGTAGAAGACGAAAATGATGTTGCTGGTGTTTTAGAAGCGGCCAGTGATCTATTAGAATCGGGTACCTACAAAGAAATCTTGATCGTAGATGACATTAACGACAGCGGTGCTACATTTAATTGGATCATGGAAGATTGGAGATCCAGTTGTTTTCCCGGTGACGATTCGTGGGACGAAGTCTGGAACAACAACGTGAAATTTGCTGTTGTTATTGATAATCTTGCCAGCAAATGCAATGTTAAAATGGACTATGTCGGTCGAGAAATTAACAAGGCAGAAAAAGATGTATGGGTTGACTTTCCCTGGGAAGAATGGTGGGCTAAATGAATCAGATTATAAATCGATTAAAACAACAGGCTGGTATTGATTTTAACCCCGATCAGGAAGGTTTGGATCTATTTTTAAAACTAATAATCGAAGAATGTTCTGAACAAATAATGAATTGGCGTAAAGAGCCCTTTCCCTTTAGCGAAGAAACAGCGGTATGGATCATAAAATCACACTTTGATATAAAATCATGAACGATCTTAAATTTACTACAGCTGAAAATTATATGAGGGACGATCGCTGTTGTGGTTCAGGAACCTGTATTATTAACGAACAAGGAGAATGCTGGTGCGGGCAGCGTTGGGATGGAGAAAAAATGTGCCAACCATATTACATTAACGAAGCTGGTCTAAAGGTCAGTTCAATAACTGGAAAACTTATAAATGAATAAGATAAGAATAGCTATAGCCCGTTGGATATTAGGAAAACATTGCAGTTGTTATAATATGGGTTATCATAAGCTCTGTGATTTTTCTAAACAAAGAATCGGCGGAAAAAATGATTGACGCAAAAGTAAAAATTCATTGCACAGACAATGGCAAGGACGTTGAGGCGCATATTCTTAATTATAAACCTAGAGCATTTCTAGAAGTAGCATTTCAAACTGTAAAACTGAAAATGATTTACAAAGAGAATACTAGAGTATTTTTTGGTAATATGATGGGCAGAGAATTTGTTATCAAAGAAGATGCACTACCCCAAGAACATCGTAAGGAGTTTCAAAGATGAAAGATGATACTACAAAAGTTATGTTGGGCCAACCAGCATTCATTGATGATAGCAAAGCCCCGTGGACAGAATTGGTCGAAGAAGATTATCACGTCAGAGTATTTGCAGATAAGTATCCTGTAACTCCTGGACATTTATTATTCGTGCCTAAATATAATACAGTTTCTGTTCTAATGGATTGTTTCGAAGCTGCTGTCCAAGATGGAATTGAAAGAGTTAAGAAAGGGGAATGGGACGGATTCAATGTAGGATTCAATTACGGAGAAGCCGCTGGTCAAACAGTTGAGTGGCCACATGTGCATCTCATTCCAAGACGCAAGGGCGACATGCCAGATCCCACAGGCGGTGTCCGACATGTGATACCGGAAAAGGGCAACTATCGCAAATGACCAGGATCACTGTGCCTTGGAAAAATCAATCCAACACATGGTGGAATGAAACCTGTGCGAATATTTTAGAGCATTTCGGTATGCCAGGGGACAAATATGTCACTGAGATCACTGCGGATTACATGCATTTTGATTTCACTGATGATCGAGATGCATTGATGTGTAGAATAATGATCAGCGATAAAATATGAAATATTTTGTCTATATCTGTATCATGATTGTGTTGATTGTAGTGCTGGTACGATATCGACCCGAAGGCAGAGTCTACGACTGCAGAGATGCACACTGGCATCCAGACTATCCCATAGAAGTCAAACAAGAATGTGCTAGACTAAGAATAGAAGAATGGCGTAGATTGAATCAAGAAATAGAATCCAAAGATAGGTATATATAAAATGAAAACATGGACACTGACAGTGGAAGAAGATGGCGTTATATCGCTCCCACAAGATCTTTTAGATGCTGTAGGATGGCGAGAAGGTGATTGTATACGTTGGATTGATCGTCAGGACGGATCTTGGCAGTTGGTCAAAGAAGAGTTGACAACTTTTATAAAAAGCGGTATAATAAATAATGAGTAAATTAAAAATAGCAGAACTTTTTTACAGCATACAAGGTGAAGGCAGATATATGGGTGTTCCCAGTGTATTCCTTCGTACATTTGGCTGTAATTTTAAATGTGCAGGGTTCGGTATGCCCAAAGGTGAATCTAGCAATGAGGTTGAGACGATTGCGGCTCAGATACATTCTTTTAAAACTTACGAAGAATTACCATTGGTATCTACTGGTTGCGACAGTTATGCTAGTTGGGATCCCCGCTTTAAAGATCTTAGTCCAATGCTTACATCCGACGCTATCGCAGAACGAATTTGTGAGATCTTGCCCTTTAACGAGTGGCGAGAGGAACACTTGGTCATTACAGGAGGAGAACCGTTGCTTGGGTGGCAACGTGCTTATCCCGAACTGTTAGATCATCCTGGTATGAGAGATCTCAAAGAACTAACTTTTGAAACTAACGGTACTCAAAAGCTAACTAAAGAATTCAAAGATTATCTTAGATTGTGGGGTATGGAAGAACGTGGTTATCATAGATTAACTTTTAGTGTCAGTGCTAAATTAAGTTGTTCAGGTGAAGAGCGTCATGAAGCTATACGTCCTGATATCGTCTGCGATTATGAAGATGTTGGGTATACATATTTAAAATTTGTCATTGCTACAGAAGAAGATGCAGAAGAAGCAATAGAGACTGTAGACATTTATCGTGCAGAGGGCTTTTCCGGACCAGTATATCTAATGCCTGTGGGCGGAGTTGAAAGTGTATACACACTGAATAACCGCAGAGTAGCAGAACTGGCGATGAAACATGGTCTGAGATATTCGGACAGATTGCAGGTGCCACTGTTTAAGAATGAATGGGGTACATAATGAAAATAATTAAAAAACTATTTGGGCTAGATAAACTAGAAGCTTCTATTCAAAAAGCTGAACTAGATTTGGCAGAAGCAAATCACAGGCTAGCTGCGGCTGAAGTTGCATCTAAAACTGCTGAACAAGCAGAAGAAACTGCCAAACTCTCACCAAAAGAACGTGCTACTAGACGCAAAGAAGCATGGGTAGGTGTGATAAACACCCATGTCAATAAAGATAATATACGAAATGGCTTTTTTGAGCTTGACTGGAATGACCAATTTGTGCTACAATTAAAGCAAGAGGGATACGGTGAAGATGGTGACAAAGAAGAAGAAATCGTAGATCGTTGGTTCCGTGAACTCTGTGCTAATGTGGTAGTAGATGGTGATTTTGGCGGCCCTGTAAACACAGGTGTTATAGACATTAAAACAGTGAAGAAGACAAATCAATGACCTATATTTTAGTTGATACAGCAAATACATTTTTCCGTGCTCGTCACGTGATCAACGGTGATGCTGATATCAAACTAGGCATGGCCTTTCATATCACCCTTAATTCAATTCGCAAAGCATGGCAGCAGTTCAACGGCAGACATGTCATTTTCTGTTTAGAAGGTAGATCATGGCGCAAAGATTATTATGCACCCTACAAGCGTAATCGTTCAGATGCTCGTGCAGCTCACACAGAAAAAGAAGCAGAAGAGGATCGTGTGTTTTGGGAAGCCTTTGACACATTCAAAGAGTTTATCACAGACAAAACAAACTGCACGGTTATGCAGAACCCACAGCTAGAAGCAGATGATTTGATCGCAGGCTGGATACAGAGTCATCCAAATGATAAACATGTGATTATCAGCACTGACACAGATTTTGTACAATTGATCGCACCCAATGTCACACAGTACAACGGCGTTATGGAACATGTAATCACACATGAAGGAATCTTCAATGACAAAGGCAAAAGAATCATTGACAAGAAAACACAAGAGCCCAAGCCAGCCCCGAATCCAGAATGGCTCTTATTCGAAAAATGTATGCGTGGTGATACCAGCGATAATGTCTTCTCAGCGTATCCAGGTGTGCGTACTAAAGGCACAAGCAAAAAAGTGGGTCTCAGTGAAGCGTTCGAAGATCGTGGCAGCAAAGGATATGCGTGGAACAATCTCATGCTACAGAGATGGACTGATCACGAAGGCCGAGAACACAGAGTCCTAGAAGATTACGAACGCAATCGTAGATTGATCGACCTCAGTCATCAGCCCGATGACATCAAGGCCATTATCTCAGAGACCATTGCCGCGGCCACCAGCGCAGACAAAAATGTCAGCCAGGTTGGTCTTAGACTCATGAAGTTTTGTGGTCTGTATGATCTCAAGAAGATATCAGATCAAGCTGCAAGTTATTCGGAGCCATTGAATGCGAGGTATCTAATTGGAGAACGAAATGACTGATTTACACGCCAAACCTATAATAGATAACAAGTTTTGGATCGTTGAAGAGAATGGCGAGAAGATTGCTACTCTAAGAAAAAACGAAGACAACAGATTTGTAATGAGTAATCAAGATGGAATAAAAATCTACGAAACCAAAGAACACGTTACCAGAACATTCGGTAAAAAATTCTTTACTGTTAAGATTGTAAAAGAAAGTGAAAACGCCTTACCTAATGAGGTTCACAGTTATCCAACCAGCACAGCACCTCACAATGCCATGTTCGACATACGCAAAAAACTTCCACTGTTTACCAAAAGTCTAGATTCAAAAAGTTTGTATTGTGCAGGTTACTACACTATTAAATTTGAAAAAGGTTGGGTCAAGAGTTTCTGTCCTAAAAAGATCACCTTAGAAAGATATCCCTACCGTGGTCCGTTTAAAACAGAAATGGAAATGAAACAGGTGTTAGCTAATGTCTCAAAATAACATGCCTGCTGTGTTGCCTACAGTTGAGAAACTACTTCAACGAATAACAATGGCAGAAAAAAGTCAGCAGAAAGAAATAAGGATCACTATACAGGAAGCCAGAGATCTCACCGCCGAGCTGGCTATTTTTTCCGCAAAACTCGGCGGCACTGTGCAGCAGATACATGCAATGCTGGCTCAGATCAAAGAATCCAGTCAAAGTATAGACGTGAAACTCGACGGCGGCTCATTCTAAAAAGATAAATATATACGTGGTTAATTAGGAACCCGTATAAAATGTCGAGACCAAAACCAAAGATACTTTTAGAATATGCCAACAAAGAAACTTTCAAAGTCGAGCAGATACTGGACTCGGAAGCCATTTGGGCTGTTTTCTATCGACACCAACCGTTTAATCTAAAGAGTGGTAGCCTAGTAGCCAGCTATCCTGGTCCTAAATATAAGAAAGTATCATTCTCAAATCCTGGCCATGCACACAATCTGGCTAAAAAATTAAACAAACTTTTTAAAACCACAGACTTTGCTGTGGTAAAACTCACTGCCGGCGAAGAGGTTTCATAACATGAACTCTAAGGATGCCTACACTAGGGTGTTCTTACAGGCAGCAGAACTATCTATCGACGCTGATACAGTAAAACAATATAGATCTGTATGGTGGTGGAGTTTCAGAGAAAAGTCTCAAGGTGGGCTTAGATTGACCGAACAGGCCTTGCAGTTCATTGAAGAATATGCTAAAATCAAAACTTATAAAATAGATTTTCCAAAAGAATTTGCGTTCACTCCGCAGGTTTTGGTTTGGTTAGATCATTTTATTGATTCACCTTTTTACATCAATAAAAAACATATCATAGTTATGAAAGAAAAATCCGCTTTTGAACTGTACCTTTTTTCTGGTGATGTTGCCAAGCTGGGTCACACCAAGGCCATGTCTAAAAGACTAAGCCAAGAATTAACCCCCTAATCTAATTGACTTATAAATATTTTCACGATGTTTGATTTAAATCCTATTGATGTACTAAAACAGCGCAGGCTTAAGACCATTCCTCCCCACTTCAGCAAAATTGCTATCTCAGATAACGAAATTTTTGAAGGTGTAGAAGAATGGGTCAAGACCAAATTGAAAGGCCGCTATTGTTTGGCCAAACAACCAGGTATTGATAAATTTGGAAATCTGCGTTCTACTCATTATATAGGATTTGAAGATCAAAAAGAATTAACGTATTTCATGCTTGCATGTAACCATTTAAGGAGAACCTAATGTCAGAAGAAGTCAAAGACCAAGCACCCGAAGCTGTGGCACAAGTGCCAGAAACCGCCCCTGCACAGGGTCCAGATCTCAATGTCAGCGATCTTGCTGCGCTGAGAAGTATCATCGAAGTTGCTACACAACGAGGAGCGTTCAAAGCAGCAGAACTAGAAGCCGTGGGCAAAGCTTTCAACAAGCTGAACACCTTCTTAGAAGCTGTGGCTAAAAAGGAGGCCTAAAATGGCACGACCACTAAAACATATCGGTAGGATCAACAACACAGGAGTTAAAGTTCTTGTGGTATTTAGAACTCTACCTGGCGAATCAAACATGGCGTTGGTATTACCAGTTACACAACTAAGTGATTCCTATCACGATTCCATCATGACCATGGTAGAAACAGATCAATGTCAGGAAGCCTACGAACTAGGCGAAATGATGTTCATCCGTACATTCCCGGATGGTAGATCTATGTTACAGGCCATGCAGGCAGATGGCAGGTTGCAGAAAGTAGCTACAGATTCTGTGACTATGACTCCTACCACAAACGATACTGTGCTGTTAAGTAACTTGAACGTATTGATCGCAGAACAGAAAAACTGTGCCGTAGACGATCTGTACACTTTTGTAAAAGGTGCGCCCAAAGGCAAAGTCGAAGTCACGCAAGTAGCCGAAGTAACAGATCTAGCACCTGCCGTAGACACTGATGTTCCTGTACCAATTAGGGCACAGGCTGCTACCAACGCTGTGCTCACAGACAAGGATATCGCTAAGAGCTATCGCAGTCAAGCAGATGCCATGTACAAAGAAGCAGCAAGGTTACGTAAAGAAGCAGAAGTACTAGATCCAGTCGTAAAGAAAACTACAAAGGCTAAAGATACTGTAGATGCCTAATGCTTTGTTTAGGCCACCTCGACATCTTGTCAAAGAGTGGCCAGAAGTTTTCGAAGATCTCTATATGAATACCATGCCTGTGGCATACCTAGATCTAGTACATCTAGAATTCAAAGATGGTAGGATATGGGAAATAGATGTTCATACCGAATTAGAAAAACAAAGACCGGAAGATATTGCCGATATCCTACTCAACACTCTTCAAGAATACAAAAACGAAATTACAAAAATAGATTTCAAAGTCGATGTTGAAAGATTAAAATTAGATATCAAGAAACAATCCAAAGATATACTTTAAAATATTTGTTGATCATTATAAAAAATAGAAAGTATTGTTGAATCGCTACTTTTAAAAATATTAATATTGTTATCTACTAAATTTCCAATCGGAAAACGATTCAGAGTTTTATAAGTATTATGATAATAGTCTTGCCATTCACTCTTGTCAATGATCTGTTTCATAGTTTTAAATGGATCTATCAGTAACGAAGGCGTAAAAAAAAGATTTCCAGTGATATCATCACATTGATTATTATCGTAATCAAGCCACGATCTAATCATATCCTTGCCTAAAATATCTTCATTTAACCAAACAGTGTAATCATAAGATTCTATAAGAGGATCAAAACTATCT